CCGAGGCACGGCGCGTCTCGCCGCCTGTCGCCTCGCACACCCTGCCTGACCCGATCGCGCCGCCGAGGAGGACTGCCGTGCAAGAACAAGCCCTGTTGGATCACGCGCAGCAGATCGGCGCGCTGAAGTCCGAGGTCGCGCACATGACCGACCGCATCGAGGACATGGACAAGAAGCTCGACCAGATCATCGCGGCGGCGAACATGGGCAAGGGCGCGTGGCTCGCGGCGGTGAAGGCCGGTGGCATCCTCGCGACGCTCGGGGCCGGCGCCGCGTGGCTCTGGGGCCACCTACAGACCTTCATGCATCGCTGAGGAGACCGACATGGCACCCCTGCTTGCCGCCCTTCTGCCGATCTTCGGGTCGGTCATCGACAAGGTGATCCCCGACAGGGCCGCCGCCGACAAGGCGAAGCTGGAGGCGCAGGCGCAGCTCGTCGCCGCCGCCACCCAGGGCGCGCTCGCACAACTCGAGGTCAACAAAGTCGAGGCCGCGCACCAGAGCGTGTTTGTCGCGGGCTGGCGACCGGCGATCGGCTGGGTGTGTGCGGCCGCGCTGGCCTACAGCTACATGCTCGTCCCGCTCGTCGGCTTCACGCTCGCCCTGCTTGGGCAGCCGGTGCCGCGCTGGCCGGTGCTGGACAACAATCTCTGGGAGCTCATGTTCGGCATGCTCGGCATGGGCGCGCTGCGTTCGTGGGACAAGGCGCAGGAGCGCAAGGGTGGCGGCTGAGAACTGGGGCGAGGCTTTCCGCGCGCTGCTGCGCCACGAAGGCGGCTTCGTCAACCACCCGAAAGATCCCGGCGGCATGACCAACTTGGGCGTGACCAAGCGCGTCTGGGAGGAATGGACCAGCCATCCCGCGAACGAGGCCGACATGCGCGGCCTGACGCCGGGCATGGTCGAACCGCTCTATCGCGACAGGTACTGGCGCAAGGTTCGCGGCGACGAGCTGCCGGCGGGCGTCGATTTGGCGGTCTTCGATTGCGCCGTCAACAGCGGGCCGGGGCGCGCGGCGATGCTGCTGCAGCAGGCCATCGGCGTCTGGCCGGATGGCGTGATCGGGCCGAAGACGATGGCGGCGATCAAGGCGGCGGACGCGAAGGCGACCGTGGATCGGTTCTGCGACCTGCGGCTGGCGTTCCTGCGCGGCCTGCCGACATGGCCAACGTTCGGGAAGGGCTGGGAGCGGCGCGTCGAAGATGTGCGGCGGCAGGCGAAGGGGATGGTAGGCTGACGCGCGGTCGCTACTCGCAAGAGTAGACGCTCTCCGACCGTCGCAGCGGCAGCCATCGCGGCACGGTCGTGAAGGACTTGTCGCGGAACAGGACCCGGTTGGTCGGCTGGATGGTCAGGCGACCGCCATCGGTTCGCAGGAACATGAATTCCTTCGCCTGCGCCGGAGCGTGCGTGTAGGCGTCTCCGACCGGGATGGCCGTGAACAGGTATTCCGCGCCCAGCTCGGCGTCTGCCGCGCGCACGATCGCGCCGAGGCCGTCGAGGTAGTCGTAGGTGTGCAAGGAGAACTGCGAGCCGTAGCAATCCCATTCCTGCGCGTCCTTGATCGTCCACGGATCGGGATCGCTGCAGAAAGCCAGCGCGTGAGGCGGGAGGTCTCGGTAGACCGCGCCGCACTCGAGCAGCACCGTGCAGCCCCACGCGCGGCCAGGATGGCTGTGCAAGCCGAACCAGACCGCAGGGAACCATTCGTCGGCACCGAGGCCGATGAAGGCACCGCAGACCGAAACGTACTGATGGCGCGGCAGGCTGCCGCTGGCGGTGAAGAGCGTCATGGCAGCGCCATCGTGATCGTGATGGCCCAGAGGGCGATGTAGGACGCGACCGCGACGACGGCGGCGATGGTGTGGAGGCTCATGGCTTGGCCTCTTCTGCGCTCGCTTGTGGGAATAGTTTGATCTTCGCTCCGTTCGGGAAGATTGCGTGGAGGACCGCCTCCATCACCTCGACGCGGGCGCGGAGGCGCTCGTTTTCCGCGCGCAGGTGATGCACATCACCTGCTTTAAATGCCTCCACGATGATACCAAGCGTCGCGTCAAAATCTCCGCACAAGAAAAAATCGCGGAGCAGGATGTCACGGTAGTGCGTACTTTTTGACAGGCGATGCTGTAACTCTCTGTCGTTTAACACGAAGATCCAGTCGATAAGAGCATCGGACCATGAGCGATCATAATCCGCGCACACCTCGTCCATGCTTTGAAGATCATCCAAGATCCACTCTCGTTCTGTTTTGATCTTGTCGCTCATCGCCCATCCTCCATTTCCACGACCGCCATCCCGGCGGCCTCGATTGCGTTGACCACCCGAATCAGGAACGCCAGCCGATGCTGATCGACCGGGCATTCGGAGTCGGGCGCGTATTGGTAGAGCTGCCGGAATGCGCGGCGGGCGGTTTTTTCGGGGGTCATGCTGCCGACCTCCACGCATGCTCGGTCCATTGCTCGGCCATCGCTGCGGCGATGCCTGGAAAGAAGCGCGAGCGTTCCTTCCAGCGCGTCGGGCTCGGCGGCATCCGGTGGACGCGCTGCTCGCGGCCCTCGACGACGTTCGTCGGGCGCAGCGGCGGCAGGCCACGCAGCCACAAGCAAGTGCGCTTCGTCTCGCCGTGGCCGAACTGCCAGGGCTGCACCGATTGCGCCGGCTCCGCGTAGTTCTCGATCAGCCGCTTGGCATGTCCGTGCATCACCGGGTTTTCGACCGCGACGCGCGGGATCGGCGCGTTCCAGAACGCGCTGAACAGCGCCGCGCCCTCGCGCAGCTCGAGCTCCATCTGCCCGGCGGTCTTGCCGGGCGGCGGCGTGTGCAACCACCTGACGCCGCTGTTGCACAGGCGGGTGCATGGCGGATGCGCCACCATCAGCAGATCCCAGCCGTCATGCAGCAGGTCGCGCGCGTCGCCACGGATGTGGCGGTTGCTGCCGTCCTCGCTCGGCAGCAGGTCGCATGACCAAGCGTCGCAACCGCGCGCAAGGAACGCGCGGCGCACGACGCCCGAATATTCGCAGGCCACGAGGACGCGCAGCGGGGTCACCGCAACCCCGCCAGCGCAATCACCACCGCGCCCGTCACGACGCCGAGCAAGGCGAAGGCGAACCAGTAGACCGCCGTTCCCTGCCACCGCCGGTCCTCGTCCATCCAAGCCAGCGCATCCCTGCTGGCCTGGACGCGGCGCTCCTGTTCTTCGGTCATTTCCATTTCCTCCTTTTGCCTGCCTCACCGAGCCTTGCCCCGCCGCGCCGCGCCACGCCTGCCTTGCCCCGCCGCGCCTTGCCGGACCGCGCTCCGCCAAGCCTGCCTTGCCTCGTCGTACCCCGCCCAGCCTCGCCGTGCCGTGCCTGCCTTGCCGCGCCGTGCCGTGTCATACCCGGCCGCGTCCGGCCATGCCACGCCTGCCATGCCTCGCCCCGCCAGTCCTCGCCTGGCCGAGCCGCGCCTCGCCTGCCTTACCCGGCGCGCTTCTTGCGCTCGTTGCGCGCAAGAAACTTGTCGATGCTCGCGCGCAGCTCGTCGCTGGCGTCAAGCGCGTCGGCGTAGCGCAACAGCCGCGCTTGGACGCTTCGCAGGTCGGTCAGCAGATGCGCGATGACCGCCCGCGTCGCTTCCGGCGACGACTGCACCACCGAGACCGCGACGTACTCGCGCGATCCCCGATCCACGTTGAGATAGGCGCGCACAGGCGGCTCGTTGGGCTTGTGCGGTTCCAGATGAACGACCACGCGGCGGATCAGCCCGCGGGCTTGAAGCAGCCGATACTTCTCGGCAGCGTCGGCGTCGTCCCAATCGAACATCGAGTGCAGCGACGAATTGGGGCTGCGCGCCCGATCCACGACGGCTTCCGGCGTGAGCTTGTCGCCAAGTTCTCGCGCCATTTCCTCCAGTTCGCGCTCCCAGCGGGACATCACGACACCACCTCGAACGTACCCCAGCCGAGCCCGTAGCTCTCGCGGCTGAACGGACGCCCCTCTCCGACGCCGATCTGCATTCCGGCGCGGGCCAGCAGGTTGGACACATCCCCGACCCTGAACTGGTCGCCATCCCAGCGCACCCGCAGCGTGGCGCTCCAGCGCCGGAACATCGGCCTGGAACGCAAGTCGGTCACGCCCGTCTGGTTTCGCGTCGCGGCGACGTGCTGCTCGTAGTCGCCGATGATCCGCACCAGCGGCTGTCCGCTGACGAGGTCGAGTCCGTCCGCCTCGACGAAGACGGACATCTTCGCCATCGTCATCTTGAAGCCGACCAGGCGGCAGGCATCGATCATCGCCGCGCGCCATGCCGACGCCGGGAAGCCGATGGTGCCATCCTCCAAGCGGTGCAGCGCCGCCTCGCAGTCAGCCGCGAAGTCGCGCGCCTCGCGCTCCTTCTTCGACTTCGCCGTCGATCCGGCCTCATGCTTCTCGCGCATCTTCTGACGCGCCTTCTCCGAGAAGGCGGCCATGACCAGCGGCGCGGTGCCGACGATCTCGAACTGCGCGCGCTCGAACTTCGGCGCGGCGATGGTGACGATCTCTTGCTTCGTGAACGCGTTCATCTGAACCTCCCTTTTCAACTAGCCAGATCCGCCACCCGGCGGCGGCTCTCCTCCATGATGCGCTCATGCGCCTCGGGCGACGCGGCGCTGATGTCGTCGAGGTTGCCACGCTGGGCCAGCATGATCTTGTCGATGTCCTTGACGCTCGCCGCCTTGCGGATCGCCGCGACGATGGCGCGGGCGAGCTCGGCCAGCCCGGGCGTGAGGGTTGCGCCGGTCGGGGCCTCTGGTGAGGAGGCTGCGGGGGAGGGGGGAACCGCATCCGACACGGCCGGCGCGTTGTTGTCGGCCTCTTGTTCGGTGGCATCGAGGAGGGCGTCCATCGCGGCGCTGACGGCGGCGAGGGGGGTGGAGGGCGGGGTGATGTCGATGGCGCTGGCCGGGCCGCGCGCCTGGACGACGTCGATCTCCTCCGCGACCGGCAGGCCCATCATCACCTCGGGCGCGAAGAGGCGGATGAGCATCGTGGCGCTGCGGTAGCGCAGCATCTGGTCGGGCATCGTCCGGTACTTCGGGTTCTTCGTCCAGCCCTCGGCCTCGGCCATCGCCATCGACGCGGTGGCCTCGACCGGCTCGCCGCTATCGGCCAGCGTAGCGAAGGCGGTGACGCGCAGGTTCTTGTGCTCGCCCTCGACGCGCCAGTTGATGCGACGCGCGAACACACCCGAGCGGTTGGCCTTGGCGATCATGTAGGTGGCCGACCAGCCCGCGCGCCCGGAGACGAAGTAGATGTTCTGCAGGACGACCAGCGGCTCCTCGCGCGTCCGCTTCGCGATGGCGTATGCGATGAGGCAGTCGGCCATCTTGCCGCGCAGGTGCGGCGGGACGAGTTCGCTGGCGGCGAACATCTTCGCGACGCGCTGCGAGTGCTCGAAGTGCGCGGGCGCGAGCGGATCGTAGTCCGACACGGCGGCGGGCAGGTTCACGACGTTGGTGGCGATCTCGTTGGTCATTGCGCGTATCCCTTCTGAATGCTGGTTGCGATTTCGTTGGCCGCCCACTGCGGGAGGCCGATTTCGACTACACCCGTGGTGTAACCCGGCCAGCTATCATCCGCAACGCTTTTCGCGAAGCGGCGCAGGATCTGGCGCAGCTGCTGGTCGGCGGCGCTCGCGGCGTCGGCGGACAGGGCGGCGACGTAGCCGATGAAGGGCTCGTCGTTGCCGACCACCATGAACGCATGGGTCGGGCGCTGGATGCCGAGCGTCGAGGCGACCAGCCGGAACATCGCGTCCCCGAGGTCGTATCTGAGATTGGCGGCGGTCTTGCGCCAGGAGTTCGGCGCGGGCGATGCGGTGGTCTTGAGGTTCACCGCCAGCCCGGCGCGCGAGATGTAGAGGTCGGGGCGGCACAGCAGCGTCAGGCCGGTCTCCTCGTCCTTCGCGACCATCGTCACCTCGGCGCGACCGCCGGCCTCGAGGAGGCGGCGAGCGTCGGCGTTCTTCATCAGCCCATCGCGCATGCCGACGATCCGCATGTGGTCGCTGAAGGAGACGATCTGCCGGTCGCCCTGCGCCTCGCGCCAGGCCCTGCCCTCTCGGGTCGAGAGATTGAGCCCCTCGGGCTTGACCGAGAAGCGCTGGTGGAAAACCTCGGCGCCCTCCAAGATGTAGCAGTGCGCGGCGGTCCCCAGCGCCATCGACGCGCTCGGCTCGCGGTGGACGCGGGCCGGGTTGCCGCGCCAGAAGGCGTGTGCATGGGCCGGGCATTCGGTCTCGTATGAGACGAGGTCGCTGCCGCTGACCGCCGGGGCCGCGAAGGCCTCGGCGCTCAGGTACGCCTCGAACGAGACGTCGTTGTGGATGCCGTCGCTGATCACTTTTCGATCTCCCTCTTCATCTGGCGGTGGACCCAGCCGCGCAGGGCCGCGAGGCGGCTCGCCTTCTTACCGCGCGGGGCGTGGGCCGCGCGCTTGATCATGCTGCGATAGACCCGCAGCAGCTTGCGCTTCTCGCTGGTCATCGGTTGCCCTCCAGCGCCGCTAGCTGGCGCTCCAGCTCCGCGATCCGCTGATGCGCGAGCAGGTAGTCGAGCGTCTCGGGGTTGAGGTCGCGGGCCAGCTCGACCCGCAGGGCGATGCGAGCGCGCAGGACGCCGGGCGTCTGCGGGATCGCGGCGGCGGCGGGGAAGCGCTTCATGCCAGCACCATGATCGCGGCCAGGACGACGCCCATGAGGGCCTGCAGCCAGAGGGGGGACATCAGCGGTCCCCCCTGAGCCAATCGGGATAGTCGCCGTCGAAGGGCTCAGCGGGCGTCGCGTCGTCGCGGATGAAGCGCGCCGTGGGGTCGGTGAGCCGCTCGACGAGGATCTCGGCGTCGTAGAGGACGCCGCGCAACTCGCTCTCGGAGATGGCGCGGCAGTTGTAGTGCTGCGCGTTGATCTCCTCGACCTCCTTGGCGACCGCGTTCAGGATCTCCCAGACCTGATCGCAGGTGCGGCGGCGAAGCAGCGCGAGGTCGGCGAGGCTGCGCTCGGCGTTTTCGACGTCGATCATCATGGCCCTCACTCCTCCAGCGCGGCCTGAAGCGCATCGCGCGCCTCGAAGGTGAACTCGCCGATCAGCGTGTCGGCGTTGAGCAGGGCGTCGCGCCAGTTGCGCTTGGCCTGCGCGTCCTGCGCGTCGGTGAAGCCCGAGGGCTCCTGCCACTCGCGCTCGGTGACCTCGCGCAGCTCCTCCAACGCGGCGACGATCTTGTTCATCGCCTGCGTCTCGGCGCGCTTGAGGCGGCGCAGGCTCGCCTCGATGAAGTCGTAGTAGTCGCGCGTGTGCGCGTAGCTCTCGCCGTGATCGTTCTCGTCGCGAAGCATTGTCTGTCCCTCCTGGTTTCTGCCCGGCACCACCCGGACAAGGCGAAACATACACCATCGCTTTAGCCGCGCAAGCGCTTTCCGCGAAATTGTGTGCTTGACCTCTACACCGCGCGTGTAGTAGCCGTCGAGACATGACCCTGATCGACTTCATCGCCGCCCTCGGCGGCACCTACGCCACCGCCCGCGCGTTCTCCACGACGCCGCAGGCTATCAGCAATTGGAAGCGTCGCCAGCGGTTGCCCGCCGCGCGGCAGCTCGAGGCCTTCCGCATCGCGCGCGCCAAGCGGCTTGCGTTCGATCCGGTCGCCGCGACGCGCCGCGAGGCCCGGCGATGAGGCGCGACACCGCGATAGAGCGCGTGTCCAACGCGCTGCGTGCCGAGGGCGGACGCGCCTCGACGCAGCGGCTGTGCGAAGTGCTGGCTAGCATGGACAGGGGGTTGGTGTTGATGGCCCTCGCGCATTTGAAGCGCCGCGAGCTGGTAGACAGCGACTACGCTCCGCGCAAGCAGCCCGAGTGCGGCTGGAGCTACTGGTTCACGCCCGCGAAGAGGGTGCATCGCGGCAGCCGTTTCAAGGCGGCGGTGTCGAACGGCTACACCCGGCTCGTCGTCGAGTACCTCGACGCGGCTGGCGGCGAGGCGCCGATCGACGAATGGCTCGCGTGGAGCGCGCAGATCACGCATCGGGTGCGGCTGCACAGCGGCGTCCACAGCCTGCGGCGGCGCGGGCTAATCGAGGTCGGCAAGGCGCGCGTTCGGCTGACCGACACGGGCCGGCAGGCGCTCGCGCTCGGTCGCACCGTCGCTCCCATAGCGCCGACCATCGCGGACTTCGAGGACATCGCCGAGCCCGAGACGCGATCGACCGATCCCGAGGCCTGCGTCGCGCGCGCCGAGAAGCTATGGCCGAAGCTGATGCGCGGCAGGCGCTACGAGGACGTCCCGGCGCACCTCATCCGCCCGCAGCGCCTGCTGCGATGGACGCCGCCGCTGGTTGAGCGCAGCATGACCGGGTCGAGCGGGGCGATGCTGGCCGAAAGCCGCGATGCGACGGGAGGCACGCCGTGAGAACGTGGCGCGGCGTCATCCTGGGCGAGCCCGCGAGCAAGGCCAACTCGCGCCGCATCGTGCGGTTCGGGTCGAAGTTGCGGGTCATCAAGAGCGAGAAGGGGCTCGCGTACATCGAGGCGGTTGCGCGGCAAGTTCCCGAGCTGCCAGCGCAGGACCAGCTGCTCGAGCCGATCCGCATGACCGCTCACATCTACTACGCCTCGCGGCGACCGGACCTCGATCCGTCGCTGATCCTCGACGCGCTGCAGGGCCGCGTCTACCGCAACGACCGCGCGGTGCGAGAAATGCACCTGTATCACCACCTCGACCGCGAAAACCCTCGGGCCGAGATTTTTCTAGAGGAGATGACCGATGAGCACGAACAGTAAAAAGAGCGAATACCTAACTCCAATTGAGGCCGCGCGTGAATTGATGATGACACCTGGCGGTGTCAGGACGGCGATCCGGCGCGGCGCGCTGCCTGCGTTGCGCGTTCTGGGAAGGCTGAAGCTGCGCGCGGAAGATGTGCGCGCTGCGAAGGAGGGTAGTCCCACAGCAGCGGAGGTTCGTCATGCAAAACGATGACCTGACCCGCTACGCCGAGCGCCTCACGCGCCTGCTCGACGCCGCCGACGAGGTGCGCGACGACCTCAAGGAGTTGAAGGTCGAGATCAAGAGCGCGGGCTACGATCCGGCGGCGCTGGTGCGCGTCGTGCAGCTGCGGCGCGACGAGCGCAAGCGGGCGCGGGAGCAGGAGCGGCTGCAGGCGGTGACGCTCTACGCCGACAGGCTGGGCGTCCAGCTCGACCTCGCGATCTAGGAACAGGCCGGGCCCTCCCTTGCCGTGGCCGGCGGGCCGCGGAACCTAAAAGCGATCCAGCGGGCTCTGCCCGTCAACCAGCCCCTGGCCGGTGCGTTTGCTGGATGGATCGCTCCCGCCACTCAACCCGAACGGAGGAAGCAATGGTTCTCGGATGGCAGGATTTCGTCGTGATCGGCATCATCGTCTGGGCGCTGCTGGACGGCAGGCGATAGCCGGGCTAGAAATGACGCGCCCCGGCCTGCGCAAACAGACCGGGGCGCAACGGACTGCCACAACCAGTCCGGCCACGATGGCGCGCCGAACCTATCGCGCGTGACGGGCCGGATCAACGTCGAAAGGGCGCTGATGGACCCGCTCGTACCAGCCGAAGTCGATCTTCGGAATTTCCACTACATGCCGCTCGACGTCGTGCGACTGCGCGACAGCGACCTCGCGGGCGTCGAGGACGCCGAGGTGTTCCGGGCTGCCGTCCTGGCGTGGTGCGCGGCTTGGCACCAAGTCCCCGCCGCCTCCCTGCCCGACGACGACGCGATCCTCGCCCGCCTGACCGGGTACGGGCGCGACCTTGCGACTTGGAAGCGGGTC